TTTTTTTTCCAAGATGAAAACGCTTTTTCCGTACCCGCCTTTCCTTTTCCAATTTTGCAGCATGAAATTTTAAATATCGCGAAAATGAATCTGACTGCAACAGCGGAAAACGGACGTGCCCGGATTGAACTCAAAGGCACAATATCAAAATGGAGGGAAACGGAAGCTGAATTCACTTCCAAAGTTGAGGAACTGATCAAATCAGGGGTCAAGGACGTGCACATCTATATCAACAGTCCGGGTGGTGAATGCTTCGAAGCCAACGAAATCGTGAACGTGATCAAAAGGTTTCCCGGCAAAATCACAGGCGAAGGCGGTGCACTGGTAGCCAGTGCGGCAACATACATCGCTATTAACTGCACATCATTTTCTATGCCTGCTAACGGACTTTTCATGATCCATCAAGTCAGCGGGGGAGCATGCGGGAAAGTCGCTGATATTGAATCCACTTTGGAAGTCATGCGCAAACTGAATGAACACTACCTGAACGCTTTCCTTTCAAAGTGTACCGACAAGAAAAAAATCAAAGACGCATGGGACAATGGTGACTATTGGATGAGTGCACAGGAAGCAAAGGAAAACGGCTTTGTGACGGAAGTAACGGGCAAGGCAAAGGTTGATAAGGCTACGGCACAAATGATCACCAACTGCGGCTACACAGGTGAAATTGAGATTACTGACTTTATTAATAACGAAAAATCAAAAAATGACATGGATTTAACAATGTTGACTACCCGCTTCGGAATGGACGCAAGTACCACGGAAGCACAATTTATCGCGCAGGTAGACGTGTGGAAACGTAAGGCAGACCGCGTCGACATGCTCGAAAGGCAAGAGGAGGAACGCAAGGAACAGGAGATCGAGAACGTCCTGAACAAAGCTATCAAGGAAAAAAGAATCACTGCTGACGTACGCGACGATTGGAAAGCGAACCTGACCAGCAACTTCGATACGGCAAAGAAGCTGCTTGACGCTATCAAGCCTGTGGAAATGCCTGAAGTTCATGCTCCTAGTCTGACGGATACCACAAACAAAAAGTTCGAAGACCTTCAAAACGATCCGGAGGCTTTGAAAAATATCATGGAGAAAAATCCGGCTGAATACGAACGTCTTTTGAATGACTACATAAAACGTAACGGAAAATAAAATACTAACCATTTAAAAAAAAGAATATGGCACAACCAGTAGACGGTCTTTATTTGAACAAGTACGTCGATCCCCAACTGTTGATCGAACGTCGCAATTACAGGGCGGACTTCATGCAAGTTTTAGGCTCTGTTCCTGCCGGAGCTTTGGCTGCGGATGGTGTACGCAGAAACAAACTGATTAACAATGTCGGTTTTCGCGTAAATAACACGGAAGATTTCGAGCCGAAGCAAATGACCGGAAAGAATTATATCGTACCGTGGGAAATCTACGATACGGAACCCAGTTCCTGTACGGATGACGAAATCCGTTATCTCGCTTTTGACAAGCGTGCTGCTATCCGCGTGAAGCACAATGAAGCCTTTCAGGTCGGTATCCGCAACCATGTGCTGCACAAATTGGCTCCGGAGGATGATTCAAACGAAGAAATGCCTGTTATCCGGACAACAGGCGAGAAAGATATTAACGGTCGTTTGAGACTGTCTTATAAGGATCTGGTCGATTTTGCGACGCTCGCAAAAACGTGGAACCTTCCCGTAACCGATGCCCTGTACATGGTGCTTTCCCCACTGCACATGGGTGATTTGTTACTGGATAAGGATGCGTCCAAGTACTTCTATGACCGTACTTTCTATCTTGATCCGGCAACCGGAAAACCGAAAGGTTTCATGGGTATCAAGTTTTTTGAGAATAACGACTGCCCGTTCTATAATGCGGAAACAGCAAAGAAGGTGGCGGAAGGCACAAAACCGTCTGCCGAAACTGATTTTCAGGCAAGCACTTTCTTCTATGCTCCGAATACGTATTACCACATCGAATCCGTAAAATCCCTGTATCGTCCGGAAACGACCGATACACGCAGCAAGAGTCCTACATCCGAATACCGTACCCAAACTTACGGTATTGTAGACCGTATCGAAGATTTTGGTGTTGGTGCAATTTTATCAGGTAAATCCGTATAACGAATTATTTTATGGGAAATTTTACAGGAGTAATCATCAACAAAGCAAATGGCGGGCTGGTACGGGATACCGATACCAGTGACCGCGTCATTCTGCTCGTGGTCGGTGGTTCGGAGATTGGAAAACTTGAATATTACAAGCCGGAAGCCCTGAACGATATCACCGATTTGGAAGCGTTGGGATGGGACGATACTATCGACCTTGAGAACAAGGAACTGGTGCATTACCATACCAGCGAAGTCTTCCGCCTGTCTCCGGAACGTTCACTGTATCTTATGCTGGTTCCGAAGTCTGAAAAGGTGTCAAGCCTGCTGACGAAGGAAAATTTCGTCAATGCGGTACGTACCATCAACGGAGTAAACACCATCGGTATCTGCTCACTGACTGCGGACGAAACAATCACCGTAGCCGTACAAGAGGCACAGAAGATGGTCAATAAATTCAGGGAAGACCACCTGTATATCGATGCGGTGATATTGGAAGGTGTCGGCAAGTATATCAATGCCGTTGCCGATGCTGTCGATCTCCGGACGCTGGATGCTGAAAACGTCTCTGTCGTGATTGCACAAGACCCGGCATGGGCGGCAAAGGACGAAGCATATCGGACACACGCTGCCGTGGGCAGCGCACTCGGAATGCTGTCTGTCCGCTATGTACATGAAAATATGGGCAGCGTTGATATTGAAAACCACCCACGGACGGCAAAAGGGACAAAGGACTATCCGTTGACTGACAAACTGAACGGGCTTTGGCTGGATGCAGCTTTGAGCAATGGCAAACCCTTCTCACAGTTGAGCGTATCCGACCAGAAAAAACTGACTGACAAAGGATATAACTTCGTCGGCAGCTTTCAAGGGTATGCCGGGTTCTTTTTCAGCAATTCATGTACTTGTACGGAAGCGGAGAGCGACTATGCATATATTGAATATAACGCTGTCTGGAACAAGGCGGCACGTATTATCCGCAATACCTTGTTACCGCGTGTGAGAAGTAAGGTAAAAGCTGATCCGTCCACCGGATATATCAGCAACACCACTATCAGTAGTTGGGACGCGCTTGTCAAATCCGCGCTGGAAAGCATGGTCAATTCGGAGGATATCGCGGACTTCGACATTTACATCAATCCAAAACAAATGGCTGTCAGTGACAAGCCTTTCAATATCAAGGTAAAACTTGTTGCAGACGGTATTGTCCATGAGTTTGAGATTGACTTGGGTTTCACAAATAAAATCTGAAAATATGGCATTGTTAGGAACATTAATCAACAAGTTCGGAAAAATAGCCGGATGGAACAGCGTCAAGGTTGTTATGCTCGGTCGTCAGATAGAGGGCATCACAGCCCTTTCCTACAAGGATAGCAAAGAGAAAGATAACATCTACGGTGCTGGAGAATTTCCTGTCGGTCGCGGTGAGGGGAATTACAAGGCTGAAGCGTCAATCACCCTTCTGAAAGAAGAGGTGAATGCCTTGCAGTTAGCTCTCGGTGCGGGAAAGCGTCTTACGGATATTGAACCGTTTGATATTCCGGTCATGTATGAGTATAAAGGACTTGTCATGAAAGACGTGATCCGGAACGTCGAATTTACGGACAATGGTGTCGACGTTAAACAGGGTGATAAAAGTATTGCCACACAATTCACCCTTCTTCCCAGCCATATCGACTGGAATGTGGCAATGTAGTTTAATAACCGTTTAAAAGACTTTTAAAATGGAAGTAGAAGAAAAGAAAATCAAGACAGGGAAACCTTACGAGGAACTGACAAAGGAGGAAAAAGCTTTGATAGTTGATTTTACAGAAGAAGAACATGCAGGAATGAAACTGAAATACGGGAAACGCCTGAAGCATGTCACCGTACAAGTGGACGAGGATGAACGCTACGACTACCTGATTGTCCGTCCGAATAAAAATATCCTGCTGGCTATGGCAAAGAAAAAGGATGATCTTGAAGAAGCAAATGACATCCTGATCCGGAACTGCGTGGCGGCAGGCAATATGGAGGCGTTGGAAGATTCCGCTGTCTATACTTCAGTCCTGACCGCCATCGGACAACTGATCGCCGGACAGGCGGCTTTTATCAGCAAAGCATAGAGGAATATTCATCAGCGTTCGGTCTTGTCGAGGGAATAGATGCCATCCTGAAAAAAGTATATGGCTTTGACATCCCGGACAAACTGGACGAAGATGAATGGCTCCGGCTCTATGCCGAATACCGCATGTTGCGGAAAACGGAGCTGGAAGAAATTGAAATAGTAATGCACAACGCATTCGCTAAAGTTGTAAACCGATTATTCTCAAAAGACAATGCAAGTGACTCAATGGATATTGGAACTGGTTGACAGGATCACGTCTCCGCTACATGCAGCAACCGATGCAGCCGAGGAAGCTACACGGGTGATTGATGACACGGAAGAAGTGGTTGAACGTCTTGGGGAGACATCGGGAAAAGCAGCCGGAAAACTGGAAGGGTTGGGAAAAGGAATGTTCTTTCTCAACCAGCTGAAAGAAGGTGTCGACAATATCCGTGATTCCTTTAATGATGCCATCGAACCGGGTATCCGGTTTGAAACCGCTGTTGCCGAAATGTCCGGTATCACCAACATGGAGGGGAAGGAACTGGACGTTCTCGCCACCAAAGCCCGTAATACGGCAAAAGCGTTCGGTACCGATGCGGCAGACGCTATGGTCGTTTATAAGGACTTGCTTTCAAAGATTACTCCGGAACTGAAAAAAGCACCGGACGCGCTTGAAATCATGTCGAACAATGTAATGACACTTAGCAAGACGATGTCAAATGATGTTCCCGGAGCATCAGCCGCCATGTCCACCGCAATGAACCAATACAAGGTTTCCCTTGATGATCCGATGAAAGCCGCACAAACAATGACGGATTATATGAACATCATGGCGGCAGGAACTGTCGAAGGTTCTGCCGAAATCAAGGAGGTTGCGGAAGCATTGAAACAAACGGGTAGTGTTGCAAAAACATTCGGGGTTGAATTTGCCGAAACAAACTCCCTGATCCAGTTGCTTGACAAATCTGGGAAAAAGGGTTCTGAAGGCGGTATCGCTTTGCGTAACACGATAGTCAAATTACAGGCTCCGACTACGGACGCGATCAAACAACTGAAAGCTGCAGGGGTCAATATAAAAACGATGCAAGACCAGTCCCTTTCACTGACCGACCGACTGCGTGCCCTGACTCCGGTCATGCATAACGCCACAATCATGTCCGCGTTGTTCGGAAGTGAAAACCTTGCTTCAACGATGGCTTTGATTGAGGGTGTAGACCAAATTGACACATGGACGGAAGCGATACAGGGTTCTACTTCTGCGGTCGACATTGCAAATAAACAAATGGATACTTATGCCGAAAAGCAGAAACGTATGCAAGCGTTTATCGACGACCTGAAGATCAGTTTCTTTGAATTTGTAGAACCTGTCGCCCCTGCCATTGAAGTTGTAGGAATCTTTGTAGGCGCGCTTGTCACGCTTGGAACTGTCGCATGGTCTGTTTCGCAGATCATGTCACTTGGAATAACAAAGATTGCCGGGTTTTGGATTGCGTCGATGGCTAAGATGGCATTGTCTACAATCATTAATAGTCGGCTAATTTCCGTCGCTATCATGGGCATCCCTGTCATCGGCTGGATTATTGCAATCATAACGGCTGTCATCGCTTTCGTGGCTTTCCTTTATAATAAGTTTGAAGGAGTCCGTGTGTTCCTGTTCGGATTGTGGGAAGTCCTTAAAACTGGCTTTCTTTCCTTTTTCAAGACGATTCATACCATCCAAATGGGAATCATTGAAATCCTGAATCCGGTTAACTGGTTCAGGGATGACTGGAGCATCAACGACGTATTTGAACGGGTAAAGAAAGAAGTGTTTGACAACGCTGTGGCAGTCGGTCGGGCATGGGAAGAAGGCAAGGAAAAAGGACGTGAAAGCTGGCGGAACAAAGACAAAGTCCCCGGACTTGACAAGTTCCAACTGGACACCGCACCAGCGGCAGTCAACAAACCGACCGCTGTAACCGCAACCGGAGGAACTTCCGGGAAAGATGTGGGACTTGGCGGAAAAGGCGGAAGCAGCGTAAGGAATATCACTATGAATGTGACATTCAATAATCATTTCAGGGTTGCGGCAGGTGCGGACATGCGCGATGTTGCGGATAAGGTCAAACGGGAAATTTTAGCGGTGATAACCGATACAGTACCAGCAATAGGATAAAGTTATGACAGGAAATACAGCGTTAAATATTGGTGCATTGTTCACGGAAGTTTTCGGAATCTCATCCCCGATTTATCTTCCGTGGGGAAGAACCCTGCAGGATTATGATCCGGGGAAATACACTGGGGTGACAACCATCCCGGATGCCGAAGCCGAAGCGTACAGTTGGATGGGGACTCCGGTCATCGGGACGTTTACCCTTGACGGTAACAAGCAATACAGCACCTATAATCCGGACGGGTCACGCGGCACGATGAATATGGCTAGCTTTCCGATGCCGTATGCAACAATCGTGGACTTTTCGCGTCCGATGAACTGTTCCAAGACGAAAGTTCTGGGCATTCACGGGACTATAAAGGAAGTCTACGGGCTTGATGACTGGAAAATCAATATCCGGGGATTCTGCATAGCGGACAAAAGCCGGGAAGGTTACAAGACGGTAGCCGAACAGGTGAACGCGCTCTGCAAGTTCCGCAAAGTGACGGAAGCAATCGGAGTAACGGGAAGCATCTTTAATAACAAGGAAATTTATTCCATCATTATTGATAACATTTCGTTCAACCCGATTCAGGGAAACAGCAGCGTAGTCCCGTTTACGATAGAGGCAACGAGTGACAACCCTTATGAACTGACACTATGAGTTATATGATGTGCAGCCGGATCACATTCCCGGCAAACATGAAACGCGGGGAACTGGTCATTTATACGGTTTCATCGGTTCACATTGAAAGTTCATGGAAGATGCTGACGGACTCCGCGGAAATAGTCCTTCCGAGACGTATCAGATACTTTGCGGGAAAAGACCTGAAGGAACTGCTGTCTGCCGGGGATCAAGTGAAGATTGAGCTCGGATATGATTCCGACCTGTACACGGAATTTGAAGGTTATATATCGCTGATCGGCTGGGGTGTTCCCGTGACGATCCGGTGCGAAGACGAAATGTATAACCTGAAAAGAAAAACAGTGTCCTATTCCGCAAAGAATGTCACACTGAAGAAACTGCTTGCAGACGTCGCCAAAGGCTATGAGATAAAAACCAACTATGACGCAGAACTGGGTGCGGTGCGGTATTCGTCCAAGACAGTCGCGGAAATTCTGAACGACATCCGGAAGAAAACAAACCTTCACTGCTATTTCATCGGCAAAGTCCTGTATTGCGGAAATGTGTATTCCGAAAAGGTCGATACCGAAAAGGTAAAGATCGTACTGGAAAGAAACGCTGTCAGCCAGGACTTGAACGAAACCAACGGTGAATTTCAGGTCAAGGTAGTCAGCATCGGTGCTGGCGGCAAGAAACTGGAAGCAAAAGCCGGAACGGAAGGAAGCGAGGTTTATAACCTTACTTACAATGAAAAAGGAAAAACCATCAAGGTTGAGGACTTGAAGAAGTTTGCAGAGGACTTTTATGAAAGCCTTAAAAAACAGAAGTACCGCGGGGGTGTCGAACTGTTCGGAATACCTGTCGTCCGTCATGGTATGACGGTTGACCTGAAAAGTGAAATAACACCGGAAATGAACGGATACTATTACGTTGAGAAAGTGACAAAGGATTTCAGTGACGATGCTACATACAGGCAAAAATTAGAGTTGGGAGGACGCGCGGAATGACAACGGACGAACAGTTACGTGATGCGCTTGAAAAATGGCGCGAAGGGGCTAGACAGGCACAACTGCGCTGGGTAACGGTTGACACGGTTGATAAGGACAACGGGACAATGGACGTGACCGGAGTCATTGACCGGCTTGAATATTATGACGTCCAGTTGGGAATGGGGGCATTATGCATCTATCCGAAACCGGGAACGACTTGTCTGGTCGGAATCGTCGAGGGACAGGAGACTGACGCCTTCCTGATTTCCGCAAATGAAGTGGACGAAATAGTGCTGAATGGCGGGACGTTGGGCGGACTGGTAAAAGTCGGGGAGCTGACGGAACGGCTGAACCTGATTGAAAAGGACATCAATTCACTGAAACAGAAATTGTCCGGCTGGACGCCCGTACCGAACGACGGGGGATCGGCTTTGAAAACGGCATTGTCTTCCTACACTTCGGAATCACTAAAAGAGACGCAGGTCAGGGACATTGAAAACGAAAGGGTGAAGCAATGAAAGGACTATTACTTGACAAGGACGGTGACATCCGGATTGTTCCCCATACGGGAAAAGACGGGCTAACCGGATTCGTGGTCGGTGACACGCTGATTCAGAATGCGGCAACCGTGCTGGAACTGAATCAGGGAGAGTTGAAAGAAGACCCGGTGCTGGGCGCGAACCTGATCCGGTATATACGTTCAAAGGCTGATAAAACAGCCATTGAGAAACAAATGAAAATCCACCTGAAACGCGCGGGCATTGACTATTCGGAGCTGGTGGACAAAATAAATATTGAAATTACTAACGATTAAAATTAAGAAAATGAAAGCAAGTAACGATTTGATTAAAAAGTTCGGAGTAGACAAAATCATTCACGGACTGATTGGAATGCTTATTCTAGCCGTGTGCGTGATAGCATCTGTTTTCCTGTTTGGTGTGAATTTCTTTAGCGTACTGGGCGGTATGATTTTGGGAACTGTTTCCGCATGGCTGGCTGGAAAATGGAAAGAATCGAAAGACGATGTACCGGACGCAGCAGACATCCGGGCAACGGTACGCGGGGCATTGTTGGCGGATGTAGTCATATTACTGGTATGGATAGTCTTCCGCCTGATTCTATAACCCGTATGTATCATGAAAAGGCTACACGTACAGTTATGGATCGCAGTTTTCCTGTCCGTATCCGGAATGATCCTGCTGTTTTGCGGGTTTTGGGTAGTTCCCACCGGGCAGATTGACAATTCCGTTTTAGTCGCTTATGGCGAAGTCTCAACATTCGCGGGCGCACTCTTCGGAGTTGATTACAGGTATAAATGCAAGTATAAGAAATACATTGAAAGAGAAGACGAAACAGAAAATAAGGAGGAAAATAAAGATGAATAAACCTACATACATTATCATTCATTGTTCTGCAACACGCGAGGACAAAGATTTCACAGAGAAGCAAATCAATGATTCACACGTAACCCGTGGCTTTGGAAAATGGGGATACCATTACTATATCCGGAAAGATGGACGTGTGATCCCCATGCGGGCGGAGAACGAAATCGGAGCACATGATAACTTTATTGTTCCCGGTATGAAAACCAGTTATAACCGATGTTCAATCGGTATCTGCTATGAAGGGGGACTGGATAAAAACGGCAAGGCAAAGGATACCCGGACGGACGCACAGAAGAAATCCATGCGCGAGCTCGTTCAGGACATCTGTCATCGCCACGACATTATTGATATCCTCGGACATCGCGATACCAGTCCGGACAAGAACGGGAACGGCATCGTCGAAAAATGCGAGTGGATGAAAGAATGTCCCTGCTTCGACGTAAAGAGTGAATTTACCTCATTTTTACCACCTGTAATCGTTCGACCGTAATGAAAAAGATACTCGTTTTTTTACTCGTAATCGTGCTGCTGTCCGTCTGTTCCTGCCGATCGTCCAAAACGGACACGACCATCCATCAGGATAACACGGAACAGAAGCAGACGGAACAGGAAGAAGTTTCTAAAGATAAAGCACAGGTCGACGTAAACAAGAACGTTGAGCGAATTATCGAGATGATGCAGCAAATGGAATTCAACTGGCAGAAGACGAACTATTCGCCACCGGATAGCACAGGGAAACAATACCCGACCTCTACGGAAACAGCGACAGGAACGTCAACCAAGCAGGAGAAAGAAACATATAACGAACAGTTACAGGTGCAAATACAAGAAATTCAGGAAACCCTGCTGACATTGAAGGAACAACTGGAGAAACAGGAGAAGAATGATACAAAGATCGTTGAAAAGGTCGCGTACATTCCTCCGTGGGCAAAAGCCGTAATAGCAGCCTTTTTTATTGCATTTGTATTTTTTATTTATAAAAATGTAAGATGAAAACAGTAGTACAAGCCGGACAAACCCTGCTGGATATAGCCGTGCAGGAATATGGTACAATTGAAGCGGTATTTATGCTTGCAAAGGCAAACGATATGAGCATAACAGACTCCCTTCAAGCCGGACAGCAAATCGAAATACCGGAGAAGGTGTATAACAGTGAACTGGCTGATTACTGCCGGAGGAACTCCGTTTGCCCGGCTACTTCTGAAACCGCGTCGAATGCAATACGATTGAGAATTTTCACTGAACAATTTACCGAACAATTTAAGTAATGGCTAGAACAATCGCAGAAATAAAGAAAGAAATGACGGATGCCTATATATCTAACAGCATTATCCGGGACATATATGGTATCACAGGTGATGCCGACTTTGATTCGGTGTTTTCTCCCGTGTCAATAGAAAGCACCCTGTTCTACATTTTTGCGGCAACAGCGCACGTCATAGAGCAAATGTTTGACCAGTTCAAGACGGACGTAGAGGAACGGATTGACGCTAATATCATACCGACGGTGCGCTGGTATCATAGCAGTGCGCTGGCTTTTCAGTATGGTGATCCGCTGGTCTATGATCCGGAAAAATACCAGTTCCGGTATTCCGCTATCGACGAAGCCAAACAGCTTGTCAAGTATGTGGCGGTCAAAGATCGCGGGGGAAGTATTCAGATACTCGTGTCCGGAGACGAAGGCGGGCTTCCATGTCCTTTGACCGGGGACGTTCTAACGGCATTTAAAAGCTATATGAATTCAATCAAGATTGCCGGAGTGATTCTCTCCATCCAGTCAATGAAAGCGGATGATATCCGTATTAACGCCACCATAGAAGTCGACCCGATGGTTATCAATGCTTCCGGTATCCGCCTGACGGATGGCAGCAAGCCAGTACTTGCCGCCATCAACGATTATCTGAAAGGCATCGAGTATGGCGGTAAATTCAATAAGACAAAACTTGTTGACGCGATACAGAAGGTTGAAGGAGTACTGGATATCGAACTTGGAGAATGTGCCGCAAAAGCGGCATCCGCTACGGAATATAACGTAATTAAAAATAATAACTATACGGCTGTAGCCGGATGCTTTATTCTGAACAGCCTTGAAACCTCCCTGACCTATGTGGTATAATTTTGACATTATCAAATACGCGCAGTATGTGCTTCGTCCGTCATTAAGGAAAAGGAAGATATTTGCAATCATATCCATCTTCCTTCTCCCTTTAATCTTCATTTATACCCTGTTTAAAAGTTACCGTAAACAGGCTATCAACAAGCTGAACATAAACGGTCAGGTGATATATATCGAAAAAGTGCTGAACGACAGGTTTTTCCTGAAAAACAGGGAAATATACATCACCGATATTGCGGGAGAAGAGTCGTACCTGTACCACCGCAGGGAAGAGCAAATCCCGTCCTACCTGTATAAACGGGGTGAAGGAGTGGGAAAGAAACACATCCGGCAACGCGGTGAAGGGAACTATTCGGGAAATTACGTGGTGAACATACCGTCGTTCCTGTCAGCGTATGAGGGTGAGATTAAGAATTTGATAGACTATTATAAACCAGCCGGACGAACCTACGTCCTTAAAATATACGAATATGAATAAACTGTTATTTAAAGAAGGCGGGCAGCCGTTTTATCTGGATGATCTGGAATTTATGCAAGAATCCACGGCAGACGCATTGAAAGCTATTTGTTCCGGGATGAAACTGGGAGAGAAACATATTCTGTTAAGCGATCCGGTCAGCACGGAAATTCTTGGTTCCAATACAGTATATACCATTGTCGGAAATGGATATATCGTGATAGATGATGAAGTTTATCCGATAAAACCGGATGTACTCACTGTGCCTACATCACAGCCAGTATACTGGGTGGTTGTTCAGGAAAAGTTTCAGAATGAAACATTTGCGGACAATTCTGAAGCGCAAGTATATGAGCGCAGGTATGTAAAACTGTCAACAACATATACAAAGTCAGATATGTATGCAGACAGAAATGATGTAGTAACATTCAGGGATAAAATATTGGCTATTGTCACAGATTATTTGGATAAGACCATAATAGAAAAGGACATGAAAGCCCGGTTATCCCTAAGTGAAGTCGTTTCCGGAAAAGCGGAAATCATATACCGGGCAAAACAGACGGGCAATGAAACGATTTATTTTAATATCTTGGCTGCTACCAATACAGGAACTTCCATGATAGCTCCTGAAGTGAACGGCAAGCGGAGATTATGTACATTTGATTCGACTGTAAAAAATATTTCCGGAGTATTCAATTTATCGATGTCGTATGCAGATTCATGGGATAATCCGCAATCAATGATTGTCCAACTCACATTCGATAACGGCAACTGTTATATAGCTTCAGCAGATGGCAGTCCACTTGCCCAAATGCCTGCAAGTACTATTTTAATCGAGGATACATTAAAGATTTAACTGATAATGGCAACAATATACGAATTAAAAAGACGGGCACAGGAACTTTCCGCGAAGAAAGACTCCCTATCCATATCACCTGATGAGGTGGGCGGCTTGATTGATGAGACACTGGATGTCATCAATGAAGCGGAAAAGAATCAGGTGGGACTGGGTATCCGCAATACATATACGACCGTCTCGAAGATGAATGCGGACAGTACTTCCCCGACAGGCTCTGACGGAAAACCGTTGAAATTCGGTCAGATCGTGACGGTATATGATGAGAGCCATCCCGATGCAGCCGACAATGGCAACATCTACGCCTTTCAAAATCCGGGCTGGAAACTTGTCTCAACAACGGGTAACCTTTCTGTATATGCAAAAAAAGAAGATGTAGAAACGGCAAAGAATACGGCTGATGCTGCACAAAAGAAAGCCAACGAAGCCGCAGAATCCGCTAAAAAAGCGAACGAAAATATTGGAAAGCTGTCTGATAATGTCGGTACGGAAGAAGCATCGGAAAGTCAAGACGGGACAGTGTGGGGTAAACTTAAAAGCCTTTCTGACGATGCCGACAGTACATCGAAGGACGTTTCTTCTTTAATGGTAGATTTTGTTCATCATTCAACGGAACGCTTTGACGAAATAGTAACTGACTCTTCCATCGTGCTGGAGCAGTCCAGTGCGCCTACTGAAGACGGTAAAATTGTATTTGTCGCCAGTCTGGGTAAATTTGCCAGCTTCGTTGACAACAAGTATTATCCAAGCTGGAAAGGTGTTGATGACTATATGAATACCGACCGCACACACCCGCACGAGAATAAAATATACTTGTTCGGCAACAAAACCTACATCTACTTTGCCGGGGCTTTGCTTTCTGCCGACTCCGACGCGATGCAGTTAGCCGCGTCTGCAGACTTGGCTGCAAAAGCGGCAAAGAAATCAGCTGAGGACGCACAGGCTACCGCGTCTTCAGCATTGTCTCTGGCTAACAAAGCCCTGTCCGTTATCAATGTCAACGAAATCTGTGGCGGCTCTGTCTATTCCTTGCCCGCAGCTATTGCCGCAATAACGGAAAGGGAGGATGTGGATAATATAACTTACCGCAAACCGGGTATAGTATTAACCTATAAAGTTGCTGATGGTGAATGGGAGTCAAAGCAGTTTGCCGGATCATCCCTTGAAGGTTTTGCCACAGAAACGAACTGGACGGACTTCGGTGGTGCTGGTGGTGACATGACGGGCAAAGGCGCGGTGCTACTGGTCGATGAAATTGCACCACTATCAAGCGGATATTATATTCTTCAAACAGCTATCAATGCCTTGACAGCTTACGAGACAGCGAATGAAACGGAATGTATCAAGCCCGGTGTGGTTATTATCTACCGTACCGGAAAGGAAACATTTGAATCCAAACAGTTGTGCGCGTCCCGTGCCGATTATAATGACTTGGCAGCATGGACTGACTTCGGTTCTGCCGCTGGAGGAACTGTCGATACTGATTCCGAAATTATCAAGGACAGCACTAATCCGGTAGCAGGCGGTGCTGTTTATGATGCCATGCCCGTTGACGTGGATGGAGAACAGGCAGAAGACGGGACGGTGCGTGTATATATGAAAAATGCGGAAGGAATGCCGCTAGGCGACGGTTTCACCTTTGCAGTCGGAACTGGTGGCGGTGGGGACGTTGCCGGGACAATCGTGTACATCTATCCGCAAAAGACCTCCTTGTATGCCGCACTCGGAACTGACGACCTGACAATCAGGCTTGCGATCATGTCGCGTACCGGATCGGGTGAGATGGTTTCATACAACAATATCGAAACCCTGCAACTGAAAGACAAGTCAACGGGGGAAACGCTTGAAACGTTCAACGTGAACCGGGAAAGCTCCGCATCCGATAAGGACTACTCTTTCACCATTCCGGTAAAAAGCTATTTCAGTGAAGCGATGAACCGCAAGTTCGTGGTCGTCGCCACCGATGACGGGGGAAACACCGCACAGAAGACAATCAGCGTCACGGCTGTAAACCTGAAACTTTCCCGTGTATGGGCTTTGTACAAAACATTGCAGGAAGGTTCGGGACTTGTCACCATGACGGACGTGTTCAAACTGTCCTCCGCCAATAAATCCACCGTTACGGCACATATTAAAGTGGGTGAAGAATGGAAGCTGATCTCACAAACCAGCGTGGCTTCCACACGCTCACAGGACTTGCAAATCAACGTTTCGTCTTTGGAATTGACACACGGTGCATATACTGTCAGAATCGTCGCACAGGACGTGGAATCGGGCGTATGGTCGAACTACCAGTTCTTTGACGTGATGATCGTCAACCCGTCCAGCCTTATGCCCATCGTTTCATTGGCGCATTCGGAAGAAACGGAAACGGCATGGTCGGTCAGGAAGTATGCAAACCTGAACATCGAAGTGGCATGCTATGATCCCAGCCATGTCGCTACCGATGCCCATGTCGAAATACACAAGGTCGCAAAAGTTACCAATACCTCTACCGGGGACAATAATGAAACCGACACAGTACTGACTACCGTATCAGTAGGACGTAACAGCACATTCAATCTGTCCACCCGTGTCGACGGTTTTACGATTGCAGACAACATTCGGAATACGTTGGGTATTTACGGCAAATGTGGAGCCGGAGAAAGCAATACGATCGAGTACTCCGTTAACAGTTCCGTCATAGACATCAACGGTGATTCCGGCTATATGATCTATTTTAATCCGGCAGACAAGGACAATTCGGATCAGGACAAATCATGGCTGTACGGACTTTATGAAATGAAGCAGACCGGGTTTAACTATTCCACGAATGCCTTTGTCGCTGACAAGACCGAAGGAAAAGCGTTCAAGGTTTCGGATGATGCCACCGCATTGTGTACTTATCGTCCCTATAACCGTACCAATATTGAGCAGACCGGATCGACTACCATCATCAAGATAAAAACGCAGAACGCTGCCGATCCTGACGCGAACGTTGTGTCATGCTGGGACGAAGCAAACCAAATCGGGTGGCGTATCACTTCAAAATGCGTGTACTTCAAAGCACTCGGAACTGAACTGATTGAACGTTATTTCAAGCCGGGCGACATCTACGAGTTTGCCTTTGTCATTGAAAAGGCAAATGCGGAAGAGGACGGCAAAGGCTATATCAAGCTATATTGTGACGGTGACCTGATTGGCGCATCCAAATATACGGCAGGACAAAGCGCGATCAAACAGTCCGAACAAATCAGCTTCTCCGGAACAGCCGGGGAACTATACATGTACCGCTTGCTCTCTTGGGAAAAGGAAATGGCGGACGAACAGATCAATGACGAGTTTGTAATCGGCAAGTCCGATACGGACGAAATGATCGCTTTGAACAAAAAGAACGATATCCTGACCGACAATAAAATCGACCTGAACAAAGCACTTGAAATGTGTGACTGTCTGGTGGAAATGCCGCACGGGGATTATAAACTTGAAACGCTTGACAACGTAACGGACACGTCCACCAAGATATATACAGACCTGTACCTGTTCTGCAAGGACAAAGGTATGAGCCTTATTATCGAGAACGTGGAAACGACCAATCAGGGTACGACATCCGCCTTCTATCCGACCTATAAGAACAGGAAATACAAGCTGAAAAAGGCAACTATCCGCGCAATGTATCCGGAACTGGCTCCGCAGGCTTTGCTTGATGCGATTGCAAACAGGAAAATCATCCTGCGTGGCGAGACTATCCCATTCGACAAGGTCTGTCTGAAGGTTAATTATGCATCACCTGACAAGGTGAACACCCCGATTTCCCGTATCAATAACGATATGCAGAAGGCTTTGGGCGAGGAATACATGACTCCGGCACAGAACGCGTATTACGCGGATGAAAACAACACGCTGGACTTGCGTACCTCTATCGATGGTAACAGCGTACTTGTCTTCAAATCGGATACCGGAAATATCAATGACGCCTATTTCTGGTGTCGTGGTGACTGGAACATCGACAAGGGAAACCCACCGACCTTCGGTTTCAAGGACGTTCCCGGTTATAATGCCGACTGTTTGAGTTATGGCGACTTCACCGATCTTCCGGATGTGACGGAATCCTATTTCATGTCTCATACTGGCGACTACGATCAGGATACGATCTACATGCTTTCCAAATCGACGGACGCTTCGTACAAGTTTATGGAATATGTTGACGGGGCATGGAAGAACACTACCGGGACAATCTCTTTCAACGGCAAGAAAACTGTCGTTACCGGACGTGTCCTGAACCCGGTTGAATGCGTTGAAATGCTCGATTATGAAGGCATGTGCATCTTCGATGACATAGACAACTTCATGACCATGCAGTCGACGCACAGCAAGTGGGTGAAAGGCTTGTACGGTGCGGAACTGTCAACGGAAAGCCTTGTCCCGAAATGGACGATGTTCTTTGAATTCCGTACACCGGATGATGATGACATGAGCCTTGCTTACGCGCTTGGAAAGAAGACACCGTACCGCTGGAAACAGTTCTGCGAATGGGTGTATTCATGCAATCCGAAGAACCGAATGGCAGGCGGCAAAATCAGCATCAACGGGGTACAGGTTAGCGACACGATTGAAAACCGATACCGGAAGCTGGTTGAGGAAATGGACAAGTATTGCAGCGTGGCTTCTTTCCGCGCGTACTTGGTTCGTATCCTGTATCATTCAGGCGTCGACCAGTTGTCAAAGAACAGTATGTGGGCTTTGTATTTGTGCCCGGATGGTGTCTATCGCTGGTATATGAATCATGACTACGACTCGGACAGTACGAACGGAAAGAATAACTCCGGTATCTTCAAACTTCCGTATAATGTGATGCTTGACAGCGTCATGGAGGGGGAAAACGTGTTTGCCGGACGTATGAGTGTCGTATGGCAAGGTATGTGGCGTTACGATCAGGTCGGGCTTGCAGCGACCGCAGAGAAAATTCGTACATCGCGTCTTCCGGGTGGCGAGTCTGCCTTCTCCTATGAAGCCGTATTACGTGAATCGGAAGAAAAAGACCACCTGATGATACCCGCAATCGTTGCCTGCCGTGATTCCGTGGCGAAGTACATCACCAATCCGGGCGGTCAGGCATTCAACGTGATCTCCGGTATGGGTATCCCTTACCGCCATTACTATGTATCTGCCCGTTATGATTTCCTTGATGCTTATTTCGGTGTCAGCACGATCCTAAAGGCGGATAATATGTGCATGTTCCGCGCCATCGGTGAGAACATCAATATCGAAGTGACTGCAAGTGAGCAATGGAAATTGTGGGCGGGCTTCAATACGCCAGCCGCACAACAGGGGGCATGGGCGGAAGAAGACGGTTCAAAGGTGACATTCCATTTCGACGGTTCAAACTCATCGAGCGCGATCTATATTATCGGTGCATCAAAGATCAAGTCTTTGGGTGATTTGAGTACTGTCAATATCGACGGAACGCAGGCAAAGGACTTCACTACGCTGATCCGCGTCGAGGAACTGGTGTTCGGCAGTAAGCGCGAAGGATATGCCAACAATAGCGTCACAGATCTTCCGCTCGGTGAAAAACCGTATATGAGACTCCTGAACGTCGAGAACTTCAAAAAGCTGGTATCTCTTGACCTGACCGGAGCAACTCGCCTTTTGCGTCTGCTGGCATACGGCAGTTCCTTGCAGATCGTCAACTTTGTCGGTGGCTGTCCGGTTCAATATGCGGAATTGCCGACCACCATGACACAGTTCAAGTTGATGAACCTCGATAAGTTGAGCTATAAAGGGCTGAATGCGGACACAGGCATCGTTGTTGAGTCCATGCCGAACATCACCACACTGCGCGTGGAAAACTGCCCGCTTATTGACGTTGTAAAGATGATCCGCGATATAATCGATTCGCAGGAAGGTAATGTCGTATTCCGCCATATCCGTATCACCAACCGTGATTTCATCGGGAACGGTTCGGAAGTGCTGGAAATCCTGCAGCTCGGTATCGGGGGACTGGATGAAAACGGTAATCAGGTAGAGAAGCCCGTACTTACCGGGAACTATCTGCTGGATGAAGTTATCGAGAACTCGGATATAGAAGCGATCCGGAACGGCTTCGAAGGTCTGACCGTCAGCACTATAATCGACGCTTATATCAAGATCATTGACTGGTTCAATAACGAGTCCTACGGTGGCGAGCCTTATTATGAGGAAGTGACCCTTGACAATGTGGGTGAAATCATAGACTATTATAATGGTGAAACCTATGAAGAATACCTGCAACGGTTTGCGGAAGAAAATATGGATATTAACGATATAGTAAACAGCAAATAACATGAGTACAAAAGAACAGAGCGCAACCCTGCTGCGCCTCAATAAACAGGAACAGGTAAAAGCCCTGCAGGCGGTAGGCTTTGCCGACATTACGGAGAACTCGCGTGCCAGCGAGTTCCCGAACCGGATAAAGTGGGCTGCCGGATTGCTGGACATGCGGGTGGCATGTAACCGGATTTCCGATAATTCCAAATGGTATTTTACCCGTGAAGAATGGAACTCATTGACCCCTGCCAACAAGTTGAAGTTTATCCGTCGTGGTTTGTGTATCCGGGCGCATTCGCAGTCCTTTGTCATCGCTGCACAAGAATGTTATGCAGGGGACTTGTCCTCCAGTTTCTATTGGGGCGGTCTTGGTAAAACGATCGACGGGCTTTCCGCAAAGATGCTGGGCAAAATGTACACCTGCTTCACCGGGAAAGAGGATACACACCTGATCCTTGATGCCCTGAAAGGAACAAACTCGAACGGTGTGGAAGGCGCACCCGCTGCGGAAGCTGCCGTAGCCTATAAAGCCTTCACGCTTGATGGCGACGGTCTGGAAGATGATACAGAATGGTTCTTGCCTTCTTCCGGACAGATGATGATCATGTATCGATACCGTGACCAAATCAATGAAATGCTGCGTGCATTTTGGAGCAGTGACAGCATGCTGTTGACGGACAAATACTATTGGACGAGCACGTACTATGATACGACAAATGCATGGACGTGTAATTTGAATACCGGACACATGACCGTACAGAATAAAAATACAAGCCTGTTGCATGTAAGGGCAACGGCAGAAGATTAACCCATTAAAAACAGTGTATTTATGACAGACAAGAATAATGAAAGCGCACTGCTTTTGCGTATGAATAAAGAAGAACAGGTATCTGTTTTGCAGGAGATCGGTTTCACCAGCGTGAACGAAAATACGCCTGCCAGTGATATTGCAAAATATATCAGATGGGCTGGCGGGCTGCTTGACCTGTCCTTTGCCACAATCCGGATCGAAGACGGTGTCAACGTGTTCTTTACTGCTGAAGAATGGAATTCCCTTAGTGCAAATAACCGTTCAAAATACTTGCGTATAGGTGTCCGTATCCGTGCGGATCGTCGCCAGTTCGTCATAGCGAAAAGCGACTGCACTGACGATATAGGCGGACGTACTTTCAAATGGGGGGCATACGGTACGGACATTCGTGGCGTTAAGAATTACGGGAACGGTAATCAAGGGCTTTATGAAACGGCAGACGGAAAGCAAAATACTGATGCTATCATAGAAGCCACCGCAGGAGTTAAGGATAATTCCGGTGTTGTCGGTGCACCAGCCGCGGAAGCAGCAAAGAGCTATAAGGCTTGTACGCTTGAGCTGGACGGACTTGAAGACAAAACCGAGTGGTATCTTCCCAGCGAAGGAGAACTGATCATCATCGCCAAATATAAGACCGAAATCAACGAGTTGCTGTCCTCTGTATCAGGTAATCAAAATATAATTACAACCGACTGGTATTGGAGCAGCACCGAATACGACCCCTCGAGCGCGTGGTACGTGAGCA